AGGCTATTAATTTATTAAAAAGATATGATGCTGTCGCTAAAAGTATTGATGATATCGAATTAACAGCTAGTGATAAAAAACTCATTTCTAAGGTCGAAGAAGCTGAAAAAGCATTAAATGAACTAGATGGAAAACGATCAACTTCAGAAATTGATGCAGATATTATTGATTTAGAAATTAAAAAAGATGAAGTTATTCGTCAATTAGAAGAAATTGACGGAACTGAAACAAGTCCTGAAATTGATTTAGAAAAAGCGAAATTTGATGCCGAAATTAATGAAATAAATGCTAAAATTGACCGTTTAGAAAATGAAAAAGCAACAGTTGATGTAGACATTGACAAACATGAGTTTGACATGGATATAGATGCGATTGAGAAAGATTTAGAACTTATCGACGATATGGATGTTGAACCTAAAGTGGATGCAAATACTAAACAAGCAGAAACTAAGATAAACCAACTAGAAAAAGCTTTAGATTTTTTAGATAGTAAGTCAGTTCGAACTGCAATTGATTTAAACGACAGATTATTTGTTACTAAATTTCAAAAGACGAAAAAAGAGTTGGATAGACTTGATGGTAGAAAGGTTAAAACTGCTATTCAAGTAGATTCTGCATTAGCTAATGCGGAAGTAACTACTTTTAAGACGGTGTTGCGCAGTATTCCAAATAAAGTTCGTACTCGGTTAGAAGTTGATAGTGATAAAGCAGAAGGTTTCTTAAAAGCGTTAAGCGCTGGTATTGATGAATCAACAAAATCTTGGGATAGATTAGCTACTAAGATTCGTACAATAGGAACAGTGCTAGGAAACATGGTTCAAGGTGTTCTAATTTCCAATATCACTTTACTTGTACCAATAATTGCTAGTTTAGTACCCGTATTGATGGCGGTATTAAATGCAATTAGCGTAGTAGCAGGTGGCGCTGCTGGTTTAGCTGGCGCATTCGGTGTTGCTAGTGCAGGTGTAGTCGCATTTGGCGCTATGGGTATTAGTGCTTTAACCATGTTAGCTGATGGAACATTAGAGGCGACTAAAGAAACTGAGCGTTATGAAGCTTCATTAGATAGTTTGAAAAATGCATGGGCTGGACTAATTAAACAGAATCAGTCTCAAATATTCAACACATTAGCAAATAGTATTGATACTGCTAAAGTTGCATTATCTGGACTTACACCTTTTATCAACGGTGTGTCTCAGGGAATGGAACAAGCTAGTGCTAAGATGCTTGATTGGGCTAGAAATTCTCAAGTAGCTCAACGTTTCTTTGAAATGATGGGTACAACTGGTGTAAGAATATTTAATAATATGTTAGACGCTGCCGGTTCATTTGGTAGTGGTTTAATTAGTGTACTTACACAAATTGCACCTTTAGCCGAATGGGTATCACAAGGATTTAAGAAAATGGGGCAAGCATTCAATGAATGGGCGCAATCAGTTGAAGGACAAAATGCGATCAAGTCATTTATTGAATATACTAAACAAAACTTACCATTGATAGGTCAGATATTCGGCTCAACATTTAAAGGTATCTTCAACTTGATGAAAGCATTCGCTCCTAATACTCATCTTGTGTTACAAGGTTTAGCAGATATGGCACAAAGATTTGAGGAATGGAGTGCCACGATTGCTCAAAGCGATGGATTCAAAAAGTTTATTGATTATATTCAAGAGAATGGTCCTAAACTTATTCAATTGCTAGGAAATATCGTTAACATCATCATCAACGTTGCTACTGCTATGGCACCATTTGCAGCTGCAGTATTAGATGTAGCAATTGCTATGACTGATTTTATTGAATCATTAACTGCTGCACATCCTGCAATCGGTATAATGTTAGGCTTGATTGTAACTTTAGCTGGTATCTTTATGACATTAGGTCCACCAATTATGGGCGCAATTGATTTTATTGGTAAATTTGTAAGAGTTTTAACCGGAGCAAGTACTGCTATTGAAGGTTTAACCGCAATTGGTAGTGGTTTAATGACTGCTCTTGAAGGATTAGGTGCTGCATTCCTTGCTTTAGATGCTCCTATTTTATTAATCATTGGTGCAGTAGCAGCGGTGATCGCAATTCTAGTATGGCTATGGAACACCAACGAAAGTGTTAGAAATGCACTCACAAATGCGTGGGATGTAATTTCTACAACAATAGGCGGTGCTATTCAGTCTGTTATAGATTGGTTTATTCAATTGTACGATAATATCATGCAAACAATTGAACCGTTAATTCCGATTTTCCAACAATTTGGCGATTTTATTAATCAAATTCTAGGTGTTGTGGTTGTACAAGCGATTAATTTCCTAGTAGAAGCGTTTAAGGGACTGTGGCTTGCGGTATCGGTAATTTTCACTGCAATTGGTGCAATCGTATCATCTGTAATTCAAATTATTGTTGGATTGTTTACTGCTTTCATTCAATTAATTACTGGCGATTTTTCAGGCGCACTACAGACTTTACAAAATACATTCACAAATGTGCTAAATACCATTTGGGGTGCGGTACAATCAATTTTCTCTCAAATTTCTAATTTCATATTTGCTAGTCTAAATTCCATACTTGGAACAAGCATTTCAAGTTGGTCTCAAATTTGGTCGTCTACAACTCAATTCCTTAGTCAAATTTGGTCAAGTGTGACAAATTGGTTTAGTCGAGTAGCTCAAACGGTTGCTTCTAAAATGGCTCAAGCGCTTGGATTTATTATTTCTCACGGCGCTCAATGGGTTTCAGCTATCATTGATGCAATGGCTAGATTTGTTTCAGGTGTAATTAGCGGTTTTGTCAATGTGATTGGCCAAGTCAAAAGTGGTATGTCACGTGCTGTTGCTGCTATTAGAGGATTTTTAGGACAATTTGTTAGTGCCGGAATTCAAATGATGGCCGGTTTAGCTCGAGGTATTATGAGTGGAGCAAGCCAAGTTATTAGTTCGGCTGTCAATGTAGCTAAGAGTGCAATCAGTGCAGTTAAAGGTGCATTAAGTATTCATTCGCCTTCACGTGTATTTAAAGATATTGGTGCTTACACCATGGAAGGTATGCATTTAGGAATGAATACAGAAGGTAGTAAAGTCATAGACTTAGCTTCATCAATTGCATCAAGAGTAAGTTCTGGATTTAATTCATCACTTAATATTCCTAAAATAACAAGTGATTTTAGAAATGCTACTGCTTCTGTAAATGCACAAGTTCAACATACACATCAAGTTAATTCATCTCCAAATCAACGTGTAGTACGTATAGAGATGGATGTTAATAATGAAGCACTTTCGGCAATTGTTAATGGTCAAACTGCAAATGAAGATGCAACGTTTTCATTCTAAGGAGGTCGTTCAATGGATATAGAAATTAAGAAAAAAGACGGACAGCGTTATACTTTGTACGACTTCGGTTTCAAAGTGGAAAGCGTGACTGTCGAAAGTATAGAAATAGAAAAAGACTACAAAACAAAAGAAAATACAAATGGGCGCATTAGACTAAGTACACAATATCGTAAGCGTAATATTAAAATTGAGTGTTACGTTATGTCGACCAAACTAAATGATAACCCTAGATTAAGAGATGAGTTTTATGCTTTAACTACAAGTAAAGATCCAATACTAATTAGAGAATTGAGAAGAACTGTACCACTTAATTATCGTTTTATTCAACCTACTAAAGATGATTATCAAGATATAGATGAATATAACAATTTAGTACTTAATCATGAGCCGTTTAATAATAATCACTATGTAAATGGTAGACAATATCAAGTGATTTGTAACG